GAATACGCAGGAATCGCATTGTGGTGCATGAAAAATGGATTCATGCCAAACGGAAATAATAACTATGGAAAGGACAGCACAGAGAGTAGCTACATTGCTATCCCAATGACATATGATAGCAATGGCAAGATAATGCACACTGCCACCGGCACCGGCCCGCTAACATGGTCGCATGACGGCACAGCTAGTGGAATTTACGATTTAAACGGTAATGTATCAGAATGGACCGGAGGTTATCGCTTGTTGTATGGCGAAGTTCAGATCCTCGAAAATAATGATGCTGCTGACAATACTAATGCACAGAATGCTACTAGTGCGTTGTGGAAGGCAATTGATGCCACAACTGGCGAGCTTATCACACCGAATGGCAGTGGCACAACATCAAATTCTGTTAAGGCAGATTTTTTGAATAATAGAGTTACATATTCTACCAGCATCGCAAATGAAACTGGATCCAAAGGATGCCAGTTCGCCAATGTAACATGCGATTCAACCATTTCTGATGCAGCCAAAGAAATTTTGATCAGCTACGGCCTTCTACCTGCCGATAGCACGTTAACCTATGGTGGGGATACGTTTTACGTTAACGCCGGCAACGCCGAAAGCGTGCCGAGCTCGGGTGGCACCTACTACAACGGTGGCGGCGCCGGGGTTTTCTACTCCTACTGCGGCCACGCCCGCAGTTACGCCACCGGCTACGTCGGTTTTCGCCATGCTTTTGTCGATCTGTAATCTGTTATACTGTAATCTGAATAGGGGCTGCGATAGCAGCCCCTAAAATTTGGGAGCAAAATAACGAAAAACGATATATTATATCGTTTTAGGTAGGTGACAATATCGGAATCTTATGCTAATATATCGTGGCAACCCCAAAAGGAGGACAGTCATGGAAGAATTAAAAATTCAGCAGAAGGTTTTTGACATGATGAACTACGCTTATCCTGCATTGGCTCAATTCCCTAAGTCTGAAAAATTTGCGTTAGCGGTTGACATTAAGCGCTGCATGAATCAAATTTTGGAAAGGGTGATTGAAGCTAATAAAAAATATTACAAAAAGACAACCTTGCAGGAGCTGGATGTTGAAATCATGAAGCTGAAAGCATATACAAGACTGTCTTACAACTTGGGATTTTTACCCCAGAAGAAGTATGAGATTTGGGCTTCTATGTCGGTAGAGATTGGCAAAATGGTTGGTGGCTGGATTAAAAGCCAGAGTAAATAGGGAATGGAGTATGCGTGCCGAACTCGGGTGGCAACTACAACAACGGTGGCAACGCCGGGGTTTTCTACTCCAACTGCAACAACACCCGCAGTAACGCCAACGGCAACATCGGTTTTCGCCATGCTCTACCCATCAGTCAGATGTTGCGTACTCAAGGGTGCGCATCCAGTACCTGGGAGTAAAGGGCTCTGTTTCCTCTCCTAAAAGGAGAAAAATATTAAAGACATGGAATGCCGGAAGTAGGATTAATTCTGAACCCTGCAATGATTCCAAAAGGAGATAGTGTGTCAATTAGAAATGTATATGATTTGATTGCATCTTTTGAAAATATAATGTCAGCTGAGCACCACACATCGGCGCATAAGCGCTTTGATGCTGAGGTTCTGAGGTTTCGGAATAATTATGAAGAAAATATTTATAATATCATAGATGCGTTAAAGAAAGGGGAAGTTCCACCAACTTCCTATAAACATTTCTACGTATATATTCCTAAGACCAGAAAGGTTATTTACATTGATTACATAAGTAAGATAATCCAAAGGGCTGTTTATGACGTTATCAATCCATTAGTCTGCAAGGGATTCATTGAGGATTCCTATTCTTGCATAGTAGGACGAGGGCAGTTGAATGCAATGCTGCGCTGTAAGAAGTGGATGCAGGATATTCAGAAATCAGGTGAGCAATGGTACTATTTAAAGTTGGATGTTGAGAAGTTTTTCTACAGAATGGACCACAATGTTTTATTAAATATAATAAAGAAGAAAATCGGCGATAAGCGAGTCCTGAAGCTGCTAGAGCATTATATCTGTGAAGCTTCTATTCCTTTTGGACTACCACTTGGCGTGTCAGCCACAGAGGTTGATTTTGAAGATATGCTATGGGATGTGGGGATTCCCATTGGCGGTGGATTGTCCCATATGTTGGCTAATATGTACTTAGACGTCCTTGACCAGGAATGCAAAAGAACTTTAAAAATTAAGCGATATATTAGATATATGGATGATATCATTATCCTGCATAATAACAAAAAGGAACTGCATTATTATAAGGAATATATTGACGACTTTTTAGAAAGAAGATTAAAGCTACATTTGAATCACAAGACAGCTTTACGGCCTATAGGTCAGGGGATTGAATTTGTCGGCTATCGGATATGGCCAAATTATGTGACGTTGCGAAAAAGTACATCTTTAAGAATGAAAAGAAGGTTGAAATTTGTTAGAAAACAATATAAAGACTATAAGATGGGATTTGAAGATGTTACGCAGACTGTGGCAAGCTACAAAGCTATGCTGAAGCATTGCGACTGTGTAGAGCTGAAAAATAAGATTTGGGGTGATTTCGTATTAACACATGAAACGGAGGAAATCGGTTAAGTGGAAAAGAATCTGATGGAGCTGTTGGAGCTATATATGGATTTGACTGATAAACAGGATGAAATCATATCTCAATTAGGAATGATGGTGACGAGGCAGGCTAATGACCTGCAAGTTTATGAAGATGAATATAAATATTTTAATATAAATAATGTTAATGGAGCTTTTAAGCAATATAAAGCATTAAAACAAAAAATCGAGCCGTAAAGGCTCTTTTTTTATGTCAAAAAAGGAGGTAAAACCAATGGACATGACAACATTAATTGTTGCGATGAGTGTTCCGTCTGCAATCACAGGATTCTGTTTTTGGTTTATCGAAAGAAAAATCGATAAACGGCAGAAAGAGCAGGACAAAAAGGATGATGCCAGACGGACAAACGAGGTGATTCTTATTGAAAGCGTAAACGCAGCTATCGCATTAAGCGAGGCTACTGCCAGAGCTGTTCAGCGCATCCCTGATGCACAATGTAATGGCGATATGCATACAGCTCTTGATTACGCCGAATCAATCAAGCGAAAGCATCGTGACTTCATGACCGAACAGGGCATCAACGCTTTATATTAGGAGGATAGCATGGAAAACAAAGGCTTTCATCCAATAAAAAAAATGAAATTGTTAATTGGTAAAATAGGCACCTTGAATTTGATTTTAATAATCGTGGGTGTCTTTTTTTTATGGTTTAACTGGGAAATGCTGGAGATTTTTAAAGAAAAAGATGCAATCCCTGAAACCTATGCATGCGCTGTGATCACCGCCACAATTGGCGAATGTGGGATATGTGGGTGGATAAAAACTACAAAAGAAAAAAACAAGGAAAAAGAAGAAGAGGAGGATTAAAAAATGAGTTTAGAATTATTTTTGATTGGTCTTTTGACAGTATCAACATTGACAGGATTGACAACTGAGGCCATCAAGAAAATACTTGCTGAGCATGGGTGCAATTACTATGCCAACACCTTGGCAGGTTGCGTTTCCGTGGTGCTTTCAATTCTGGTTGGCACAGGATATTTGATACTTTCCGAAACGTCGCTAAATGGCCAAATAGCAGTATATCTAGGCGCACTAATCATTTTATCGTGGCTAGCTGCAATGGTTGGATATGACAAGGTCGTGCAAGCAATAGCGCAGATAAAAAATAATTAAAAAAACGGAGGATAAAATTATGGCTACTGAAGCTCAAAACACATTTATTAAAAATATAGCGAATGCCGTCAAGACATATATGGGTACTTACGGAATTAAGGTTGCAAGCCCTATAATAGCGCAGGCAATACATGAAAGCAATTGGGGTAAGTCTTCGCTTGCGTCCAAATATCACAATTATTTTGGCCTTAAATGTGGCAGCAAGTGGGCCGGCAAATCAGTCAATATGACTACTAAGGAAGAATATAAAGCAGGGACATTAACGACGATTAAAGACAATTTCAGGGTCTATGACAACCTAAATGCTGGCGTTAAGGGATATTTTGATTTTATCAATAATAGCAGATATTCTAATTTGAAGGGTGTTACGGATCCGGAGAAGTATGTTGAAAATTTAAAAGCGGATGGATACGCGACCGATTCTAAATATGTGTCAAAAATCATGAATTACATTAATTTATATAACCTGACTCAATACGACAGCAGCTCTTCGACCTCGTCAAGCTCCTCAGGTTCAACTACAGCTTCTAAAGCAAGTACATCAGCTACTAAAACTGTGTCAGAAATTGCAAAAGAAGTTGTGGCAGGCAAGTGGGGCAACGGAACTGAAAGAAAAAAGAAGTTAGAAGCTGCCGGATATAATTATGCAGCCATTCAGGCGGAGGTTAATAAGTTGGTTGCAAGTGCTTCTGGAACTTCGACAACATCTTCTGCTTCTAAGACAAATGAAGCAATTGCAAAAGAGGTCATAGCAGGCAAGTGGGGCAACGGAACTGAAAGAAAAAAGAAGCTAGAAGCTGCCGGATATAATTATGCAGCAATCCAGGCATTAGTTAACAAGCTGGCAAAGTAAAATATCGAAAAACGATATTTTATATCAAAAAACGTTATAATAGCTGAAACCTGTGAAAAAATGTGCTATTCTGTGACGGAAAGGTGTTAGATGCGTATGATTAGTTTAATGCTATCCCGAAAGCTTGGTGAAAAGCGCTGGACACAGGCTCAGCTTGCGAGGGTAACCGGAATAAGACCGAATACAATAAACGAACTGTACCACCAATTAGGGGGAGCTAATACAAGAATCAATCTTCATCATTTAGATCTGATTTGTGAAGCGTTGGAATGCGACCTTGATGATTTATTGGAAAGGCATCCGGAAGATCACCACTTAAAAATTGCAGCACAAGGTTCAGGCTGCCAAGTTAATATTTAATTTTTTAAAAAAAAGGCGTTTACAAATGTAAGCGCCTTTTTTAGTTTGCGCGCCATGGGCGCGCTCTAACGGGTGAAAGTCCCGAACACGCCTAGGCAACGAGGAAGTGTATAGCTGAACAGCAAGGGTGTTCATCGTGAGGTGAAATCTG